TATTTTGCCTGACATGGTAAAAACAGAATCTACAGGTGTAATGACTGTAGACCCTGACAATATGACTTGGTATCTTGTCAATGCAGTAAAAGAACTTTCGGCAAAAGTCGAAGAATTAGAAAGTAAATTAAACGGAGAATAAATATGGCTGAACAAACAGTAGCAGAATGCTTAACATCAGCAACAGATAGTGTAACAGTTATTACTGACATTAATAGTAAAGGTAAGAAATCAGTATATGTTGGTGGTTCAGCAGAAGCTGATACAGATATGTCACAAGATGATATAAACGAAGTAGTACAACGTAATGTTGACCACTTAGAACTTATATTAGAATACACAGACCCTGATGTAAAAGGCTCTAGTGATGATAAATCATCTTACACTGGTGCAATAACAACTGGTAAAGCTTACATAGCAGCAAACTAAGGAGTAACTAATGGAAACATTAATAGTATTAGCAGTATTAGGTGTGTTCGCATACTTTATAATATCTGCGAAGAAACCTGAGTGGATTGAATTAATTAAATCAAAACTTAAAAAGAAGTAAAAGACTATGGAGCTTACAGGCTACTTACTGTGGAACATATTCCTTACATTAGTTGTAGCTCCAATACTCTACAGCATTCGTGCAAACACGTCAGAGCTTAAAAGACTTGACATACTTTTAAATAAAACAAGAGAAGAGATGGCAAAAGAATACGTAACTAAACAAGAACTATCAGATGGAATGAATAGAGTGTTTGATACGTTAGATAAAATTGAAGAGAAACTTGACAAGCTTTTCGAGGTTAAATAATGAAGAATAAAACTAAACAGAGAAAAAGGTATAATAAAGGATTGAGAGAAGACTATACTCAAGGTGGACGTGTAGGTTATCAAGATGGTGGTGAGCGTGAAACAGGTCGTCAAGATGAGATGGATGCTCAACAGGAAAATGGAAGTGACGCAACTCCTACACCTACACCTACTCCAACACCAACACCAACACCAACACCAACACCAACCCCTACGCCGACTGCTACACCAACGCCTACTCCTACACCAACGCCTACTCCAACTCCTACAGAACCACCTCCCTCAGTTGATCCGGATAAAAGACGAGAAAGAATAGCAAGAACTACAGAAACTGTTGAGTCTTCTGCTAAAGGAGAAGTACCTCAAGAAGCTGTTATACCTGATGCTGAGAAAGTTGATGAGACTATAAAAGCTGAAACTAAGCAAATGACTGATGCAGATTTAGCACCTGCTACAGCCGGGGTTGCTACGTCTACAGATGCTACCGCAACTACAGGTACTGCTACTACAACTGCTGCACCAGATACAATAACTGCAGCTAAAATGGATGCTGTTCAGACAGATTCTGCAGTAGCTGAAGCTGCTCAAGGTCAAGTATCAGAAGATGCAGAACTAACTGAAGATGAAATCGCAGCAGCAGCAGATGTTTCAGATGTTGAAAAAATTGAAGGAGCAGATGTAGAAATACAGGAAGGTGCTTTAACAGAAAGAGTTGTAGGTAAAATTAGTGATGGTGCAAAAGCTACAGCCGCAGTTAATGCAGGTACAAGTTTAAGAAAAATTACTAGAGCTAAAAAACAATTAAGAAATGCAGGTCTTACAGAAGATCAAATTGCTGAAATTGGTGATGATATAGAAGCTCTTGAAGATAGGCTTACAGATTTTACAGAAGAAGAAAGAGGAATTATTGCAGGAGTAGATAAAGAAATTCTAGTCACAGGGCAATTAAATGGTTTATTAGAGGGAATGGAAAATGGAGAAATACCTGTATGGGCTTCTCCGGCAGTAGCTAAAGTAGAACAAATGTTAGCAGCTAGAGGTTTAAGTGCTTCTAGTGTAGGAAGAGATGCTTTATTTAATTCTATTATACAAGCTGCTATGCCTCTTGCTCAAAGTAATGCAACTGCACTACAACAAGCAGCAACACAGCAAAGAAGTATAGAGGCTGCAGAAGCTGAAGCTAATGCACAAAGAGCACAGCAAACTGCATTGACTAATGCTAGTAATGTTTTTAAAATGGATATGGCACAGTTTAGTGCTGATCAACAAACAGCATTAAGTAATAGTAAATTCTTACAAACAGTTAGTTTAACCGAGGCTAGTGCTGATCAACAAGCTGCAATACAAAATGCAGTTATACAGTCACAGATTAATTTAGCAGAAGCAAACAACATAACTAAACTAACTGCACAGAATGCAGCAGCATTTCTACAAATGGATATGGCAAACCTGTCTAATGATCAACAAGCTAAGATGTTTACTGCTCAAGCAGAACAGCAAGCTATGTTAAGTAATCAAGCTGCGACAAATGCAGCTAGACAGTTTAATGCTGCTAGTGAAAATCAAACTAATCAGTTTATGGCTAACTTAGCTACGCAAGTTGCAATGGATAATACTAGACAGCAAAATGCAATGACACAGTTTAATGCTCAACAAGAAAATGCAATTGCCGCACAGAATGCAAATAGAGCAGCCGATGTTGCTAAATTAAATGCACAGCTTGAAACACAGATTAATCAATACAATGCTCAACAAGAGTTTGCTAAGAATCAATGGAATGTACAGAATGCACAGGCTATTGAACAAGCCAATACACAATGGAGAAGACAGGCAAATACAATTAATACTGCAGCACAAAATGCAATTAATCAACAGAATGCACAGAATGCTTTTGGTATGAGTATGCAAGCTCAAGCTTTTTTATGGCAAGAACTTAGAGATGAAGCTGACTTTGGATTTAAAAGAACTGAAAATGAATTACAACGTAAAGCTTCATTAACGATTGCTGCGCTTGGTAATGATGGTTTAATATATAAAGGTAGGAATGTTAGTCAAGCATTAAAGGCAGTTCAAGGAGTTTTTAATGGATATACTACACAAACTGCTACTGGTGCGGATGATCCAGATTATGGAAGGTAAAAATTATGCTTAAGAAATTTGTTAAAAAGATAGGTAAAGGAATAAAGAAAATAGGTAAAGCTATTGGTAAGCCTTTTAAGAAACTTATGAAAACTAAACTAGGCAAGATTGTCGGTACTATCGGTATGATGCTTATTGGAGGTTGGATGATGAGTGGAGCAAAAGCTTTTACGAGTACTTTATGGGCAGGGCAAGGAATGGGCACAGCATTTTCTAATGGTTTAGGAGCTATGGGTAATGCTGCCAATGCTACGTTTAGTACAATTACCGATGGTATTAAAGGAATGTTTGGTGAAACTGCAACAGCACAAAAAGCAACTGCTGAAAAATTAAGTAATGAAGTTGCAAAAAATGCAGGATCATCAGTTGATTTTGCAAGTGATGCAGTTGTAAGTGGAGGACAAAAAGCAGATATAATTGGAGATAAACTTGCCGGTATGCCATCTCCTACAGATGTAACTGAACAAGCTGTAAGAACTACAACAGATGGTAGTATTGTAACTGCAGGAACAGAAACTGCAGGAGGAAGACTGATTGAAGAAACAAGTAGGGTAGGGAATATTAGTAAACCACCTACAACTTCTTTACTAGAGCCTCAAGGAGTTGATTTCGCTAAACTTACACCAGAACAAATTACACCAGATTTAACTTTAACTGATCCTAAACTACCTCCTTTAGACCCTAAACAACCCGGATTTATAGAAAGGAACTTTCCTAGAGTTGCAGATATTTTAGATGAGTCTAAAACTTTAACAGAAGTATATGATAAATCATTAGGTTATGCTCCGCTCCAAGATACTAACCTACCAAAGTTTGTAAGAAATACTACTATTGGAGAAGGTATGACAGTTGCAAGTTTATTAGCAAGCCCTCCTGATCCTTATGTTCAAGGAAGGAGCGATACTTCAGGAGCAATTAGTGCATTATCAGCAAATGAAGAAAGACTATATGGACAAATGCCAATGGAGCAGTTTGCATCTCAAACGAGTTTACCAAGCCCTTCACCTACCACTGCGTTAAGTTTATTAAACAAATATAAACAAGCAGGACATATTTACGACACGACCCTGTTAGCTAGTTAAGGAGAATATAAATGTCAATCAATCCAGATGAGTTAATAAATGTAGAAGGTTTCGGGGGAAGAACACCTTTTGAAAGACCTGTTCCCGGACAGTCATTAACAAATGACCCTGATACTAAGTATCCTTGGGAGCAACCTCCTAAGTTTACAAACGTATCTTCTGCTACTATGGAAATTGTTGCTGATTCATATGAAAAAGAAACATATGAAATGATTGCTTTAACTTTAGCAGATGGTATGCCCGTTGGTAGTTTAGCGTCATTAATTCTTCAAGCCGGATTCCAAGAAGGTAAATGGAATCCAGATTTAATGATGTTACTAATAGAGCCTACTATGTATATACTAGCATCTATTGCCGAGCAGTGTGGCATTGATTATTTATTATATGAAGGAGATACGTTTGAATCTTATGAAGAAGAGGAAGAAGAAAATGATAAAAAATCTTTAGAGGATATACAAAATATAAATTCTCAAATGAGTCAACATTTAAAGTTTAAAGATTTAAGACCATCACAAATTACTAAACAATCTGTACCAGAAGAAGCATTAGAAGTGGTTGAAAATTTTGAACCTCCTCAAGAACTGGTTAGTCTTTTGGAAAGACGTAAAGAAGAAAAAAATAATAGTTTATTAGAGAGAACATAAAATGGTAGATAAAATAGACCCAACAAATCTTTCCTCGGTAGAATATGGAAGTCAGTTGTTGCAGCAAAAACAAAGACGAGATGAAGAATATCAAAAAAGAGTTGCTAAAGATGTAAAAATTGAAAATTGGCTTGCAGGAATTTCTACTATTGATCAAATAATGAAAAATAGAGCAACTCGAAATTTAGATGAACGCAACAACGAAATTGAAAAATTAATTATAAAAGAAAAAGCAGATTATAATAGACTTCAAAAAGAGTATGACAGTCAGAAAGGTTTTAGAGATGCTATAGAAAATGGTGATGGGGCTATGTATCATGCAAGAACATTAGCTGCTGCTGACTTAGCTAAACTACCTAAATATTCTAACGCAGATTTTAGTACTATAGATGCAAATGATGAATTTTCTAAAGATTATTTAGCTGATTTAGATAGGATTGCTCAAGTTAAACTAGATGCTTATAACAAAAATAGAGTTAGTATGCCTGCTCCTACATTAGAAGAATATATTTCACCATTACGAGATATGCAGAAAAAAGAAGTTCCTGCAGGAGTATTCAATTTTATAGCAGAAAAAGTTGGATGGCGTGATCCAATTGAACTTGCTGATATAGATAAAACTAAAACAACATATTCTCCTGATTTATTAGAATCTAGAAGAGGTACAGGGAAAGCAGGAGTTAGTACTCAAGTAGCTGCTGATCTAGATTTATTTAATCCTGCCAAAGGTCAGTTTAGAAAAGAAAAAACTAGAATTGAGTTTAGGGATGGTAAAGCCTATAAAATAATAACAGACGTAGACGGTAACGAATCATTTACAATGTTTACTGAAAAGGAAATGGGAGACATGTTAAAGCCTTCAGTATCTATACGATTAAAACCGAAAGATAGGAGTGAGTATGTGGCTGATTGGAGTAATTGGAAACAAACTAATTTTGTAGATGAAGTATTAACTGAAAATCAATTACTAAATAAATTAAGACAATCTGAAAAACAATCTGATAAAAGATTATATAGTGCTATAACTAGAGAAGGTATTGTACCTTTACCACAATCTTCTTTTAATGTTCAAGAAACAAAAAATGCTATACTTTCTAAAATTACTAGATTACCTGAAAAGCAAGCCGAAAAAATTGAAAACTTAAATGAGGGAGAAATGTCATATTTTCTAGACGAAGTTATACGTAATGCTGACTATGCAATTAGATATGGTATTGTTGAGAAAGGTACACTAAATACAAATTTAGAACCAGTAGCAATTGAATATGCATTAAAAACACAATTACGTGGTATTAGTTTAGCGAATAAAGAAGGTTTGTTTAGTGGCTTTACTAAAGATGAATATGTTTTTGATAGTCAACCATATGAAAAAGAAGAGTATGAAAATACAGGTATTCCTACGAATGCAGAAGAAGCAAGAAGAATGATTACCATGAAAAAATGGAGAGGTTTAACGGATGAATTTAGACAAGAATTTGCTAGAAGTTTTGAAGCAGAGTATGGTGAAGAGTTAGGAGGAGACTTTCCATTAACTTTTGATGAAAGTGTAGATGATAGAAATGTATACAGTAAATATCAAATAGAAGCAGGAATACCTGACAAACGAAGAGAGCAACAAGCACGTGATGAAGCACAAGAAAAAGAACAAAGTGTTTTAGATAATGTTACTAATATGATTGTAGATATAAGAAGAAGCTCTGTTTCTAAACCTAGATTTAAATATACATTAACTGCTTCAGAATATGATGCTTATGAACAAAAACTAAAAGAATCTCAAAACAAACAAGAGCAATTTGAAGAGTTGTTTGGTTTCAGTATGGATACATTTGTAAAAGAAGCAACCAGAGGAATGGGTATTACGTTAGAAAAAAGATTAGAAAAAGACCCTACTCTACTAGATAGAATATCTGAATTTTTAAGTTAATTTATAATGTCTAATAATTTTCAAAATCTTTTTAGTCAGTTAGAGTCTGATGAAAAAGAAGAAAAATCTAATGATTTTCAAACTATGTTTAGTGAATTGCAAGATTTATCTTCATCTTCTCCTACTCAACCTATAGACTTCGCACAATCCGTAAATCTAGAAAACATAGACACTTCTAGAAAATTTGCATATGGGGCTGCTCAAGAGCCTGCTATAATAGGGAGTGCTTATAGATTAGGTAAAGCAGCATTACAATCTGCATTTTCAGAAGAAACTTTTGATGAGGCTTCTAAAAGAATAGAAGCTGAGAGACAAGCAAATATATATGAAGACTTCCCTGAATTTAAAGGATTAAAAGAAAAAGAGGAAGATGCTGCAATATTATCAGGAAGAGTAGGTGTTGCTTTAGCAGACCCTATAACATTCTTAGTTCCTTGGACCAAAATTGCTAAATCTGGAAAGGTTGCTGTAGCTGCTACCGGAGCAGGAATAACTACAGCAGACGTGGCATTACGAGAAAAAACTTTATATGGAGAAGTTGATCCAACAACTCTAGCTATTGCAGGAACAATAGGCGGTGGTTCTAGTTTATTAGGAGATGTGGTGGCTAGAAAATTTGGCAGGGGCACATTATCTGATAAAGAATTAACAGACCTTGACGAAGTTACGTCTAGTGCATTAGCCCAACCTTATGTTCAAAAAAGTGTAATGGCTTTACAAGATGCCCCCAATAATGGGCAAATTGTAAACGATCTAGAAAAAGTTAGATATGCGTATTTAGATGCTGTTAAACTTAAAAAAAGTATGAGGGGTGGAGACTATAAAAGTTTAGAGGGTAAAAAGAAAAAAATAGAAAAAGATATATCTCTTAAAGAAAAACAATATGGTAAGGAGTTAGCTGAATTAAGAGCAAAACCTGCTGTCTTACGTGACGATCAAAAAATGAGAGTCGTAAGTAAAGAAGATTTAGATAAAATTAGACAAGCTCCTGCTCGTAAAGTTAGTCCTACATATACTCCACTATCTAAAATACGAGAGTCTGTTATTAATAAAGAACGTGGTATAGTTAAAAAACAAATAAATCAATCTGAAGTTTTAAATAAACAATTAAACAAACTTTATGATGTTGATGAAGTATTAAAACAACCTTTAGAAGAATTAAATTCAATATATACTAGGGTAGGTGTCAAGAATTTTGATGAATTAAAAGAAGCTGCAAATAATGCTAGAAAAGCTAGTAGTTCTCAATATGATAAATTATATGACCAAGCTAATAATATTGCTGATGTTGGATTATCGGCTGCAGTTGAGTTAAATAAAAAAGGAAACCTTACTGAAAATTTAACTCGTTCTATTATGTTTGAAACTACTAGACCTATTTTTGGAGGAGCAGTAGGTTATGGTCTTGGTTCTGCTTTTGGTGATGAAGATGATAGTAGTTTAATGTGGGGTTTAACTGCTTTAGGTATTACAGCAGGAGTATTTCAAAAAAGAATACAAGAAAGTGATTTTTCTTTTAAGAATAAAAAGATAGCTGAAGAAGTTGTTGAAAAGCAATTAAGAAGAAGCGTAGCTACGTGGGCTAAAATTAATACTGCGGGCACTACTGCTTCTAGATTAAGTGCGTATGGAGGTCCATTAGACACTACTAGTAAATTGTTATTTAAACAACAGGGAGCAACTTTAAAAGGTAAGGCATCTTTATCTGTAGAAGAGAGAGAGATGTTAGCTATACAAGAATATAGTAGAGTTATAAATGAAGAGGTGCTTCCGTTTATTGATGATGAGATGGCTATAGCTGCAGGTAAATTACAGAATAGATTCATAACAGAGCAGGATGTATTTGCTAAATTTTCTGAAGATAAAGCACGTAAAGTTCTTTTATATAGGGATAATATTCAAAAATTTACAGATGAAATTGCAAATTCCGTAGATGATGTAGGTATTGTTTGGAATAGGCTTGATGAAAATGAAGTTTATGGTCTTACGCAAATGTGGGATTGGGATGCAATTCACAAGTCTCCTGTTAAATTTAAAGAAAAATTATATTCTGCTATTGCACAACAAAATAGTTTACATCCATTAAAAGACTCTACTCGAATTGAAAAAATAGCAGATGAATTTACAGCTTCATTAGCAGGCTTACAAACTAAAACAGTTTTTGATAAAAACAATAATGTCATTATCCCTTTAACTAAAAACTTTGAAAAGAAAAGAATACTAACAGATCAAAAATCAAGATTATTAATGGAGGATTTTTTGATAAATGATCCTCGTTTAACTTTACAAACATTAGTAAATAACACAACAAAGAGTGTTGAGTTTGCTAGAACCTTTGGACCAAAAGGCGAGCTATTAAGAAGTATTAGAAAACAAGTCCATGATAAATATTCTATTGAAGAAGTAGACCCTAAAGGTATTAGAAGTAGGAAATTAAAACAGAAAGAATTAGATCAATTAAATAATTCTATAGATGGTTACTTTGGTTTGTATCAAGCTAATCAAAGATGGAGCGATACAGCACAAACAACAGTAGCAGGCTTAACAGGATTAGCTAACAGTACTATGCTGACTCGTGTAGCCATACCTAGTTTAGGAGACTTAATACAACCTTTACAGAATAGTGGTTTTATGCCTGTGATAAGAGCATATGGTAAACAATTTAGAGAAGGTAAAACCTTTGCTGATCAGGGATTAGGTATCAAATATAGTTCTCAAATTGAAAATGAATTAAGAGCGTTGCAATTTGGAGTCAATCCTAATAATGTTTGGCAAAAAGGAATCGCAGATTTTAATAGGAAATTTTTTCAAATTGTACAGTTAGAAAGGATAACAAACTATGCAAGGGCTAGGGCTTATGATGCAGGAGTATATCGTGCATTTGACATATCTAAAAAGAAAAAATTTAAAAGTTCATTAAAAACAGAAGCAGAAGCTTTAGGGTTAGGAGAAAATGAGTTAAAAGTTTTACGTCAATTTACAAATGCAGAAGAAGCTTATAAAGATGCAGTAGGTAAAAAAATATTACATACTGCCGGTTTTAAATCTGCTGAAAGAGATGCGTTAATACCAACAGTAGGTAATAGATTACTTTTTGCACAATCTAATAATCCGGGAATACGAGCACTAGGACAATTCTTGTCATGGGCACAAGCTAAAACAACACAGACAAATGCGTTACTTACACGTATTGAAGATGGTGATACTAAACAAGCTGTTAGAATGTTAGCTGCTCTATCTTTATATGGGGGTGTCCGAGAATTGCAAATTGCTTTTAGTCCATCAGCCTACTTTGAAAACGAAGACAATGTTCCTGAAAGATTTTCAAGTAAATGGCTAGGTCAAGCTTTTACATTGTCAGGTAATGTTCCTTTTCAAGTAGATAAAATTGCTAATGCTTTTGCAGGTCCGGGAGCTACATCTCCAGTTACATCAATGGTTCCAGTTTTATCATTAATGGATGATTTAGTTAGAGTACCTAAGAAATCTTTACTTAATGTTAGAGCAGATGATTATGTTGGAGTTGCTTCTAATGTTTTAGATGTTACTCCATTTGGTAGAGACTTCAAAAATATGTTACGTAAAGCAGGTGTAGTAGATATTAAAGATGATCCTAATAGAGAAACTTTATCTGAATTGGAAAGACTTTTAAAAAATACAGGCGGTGCAATAGGAGATGAGTATAAAGTTGATGATGTTCCTTATGTAAAAGAAGACTCCAAAGAAAGAGTTAATCCTTTTACAGGTGAACCTTATACTGCACTTTATCAAAGAGATAGAGTTGCTTTAGGTATAGGCGGTCCATTATCAAAAATAATAAAAAATGCTTATGATGAGTTAGGTATTGATGAAAAATTTATAACAAAATGGAGAGCCGATAAAGATATTGAAGTTAAAATAAAAGAAGAACAGTCAGGCTTACCTCAAAGAGTTGAGCGTAATAACGAAGTTGTTGCTGCTGCAAATAAATTAAAAGAAGGTGATATAAAACAAGACGAATATATAGGAGTTGTTAGAGAGCAGATGCCTATAAAACTTGCAAAAGAAGTTCCTCCTATGCCTACAAATGTAGAAATAGCTGCAGCTTTAAAATCAGATCAAGTAGAAAAAGGTATCTTAAATGTTAATACAACACTAAAACAAAATGAGTTAGTAGGTTTACGTTTAGATATACCTGCTTACAATCAATATGATACATGGATTGTTTCTATACATGACGGAACAAAAACATCAGGTAAAGCTAAAGCATATGCTCAAACTGGATGGATAAAAGATGTTGAGTTTAAAAGTAATCCATTAGCTGCTTTTAATATTGCTACGAGTAAACCTAAAACTACGATAGGAAGAATGTTTGGAAAATGGAAAAAACACGACCCTGAATTTTTAAACAAAAAAGCTAAAGAACTTTTAAATAATCCTGAATGGACACAGGTTGGTTTTAACCCATATAGACACAGTTACTTTTATGAAAAAGCAACAGGTGATCCTGTAGTTTCTGCATCAGAAGTTATACAAGTAGGTCCTTTAGTGCTTGCAAAAAATATTAAAAAGACTAAGTCAACAGATAAACAATTTGAAGTGGACAGATTTTTCAAAAAAGGTGAAGGTAAGAAATTTAACTTTACTGATGGTGGTTTGGCTACCGATGAAATTGAAGAGCATTTAATTTACAAAATGTTAGGATCATGAAATACAACGACTACTTAGAACACCTTGAACTTAGAGAAGGTAACGAAGAATGCGTATACCTTGATACACTAGGCAAGCCTACATGTGGTGTTGGACATCTCTTGACAGAAAGAGAACGTCAAGTATACCAAGTAGGTGATCAGGTTTCCGAAGAACAAAGAAATGCATGGTTAGAACAAGATGCTGTGAAAGCATGGGAGGCTGCAGCACAACAGATTCAAGACCTCGGGATAGAAGATACAGACTTTATTATTGCACTAGGCTCAGTAAACTTTCAACTAGGTACTAGATGGATGGATAAGTTCCCGTCAGCCTATAGAGCCTTGGCTAGTAAAGACTACGATGAGGCTATAAAACAAGTCTCAACAGGCTCTGGAAAGGACGGACAATCTAAATGGAAAGAGCAAACACCAGTTAGAGTAGAAGATTTTGTTCTAGCTATTGACAAATTAAAATAAGGACCGTATAATGATATTGTACTTAGAGGATCAACTAGAAGGATGCTATAGGCAATATTGTCTACATCAAATAAAACAAGATATGCCCTTCATGAGTCTAGACGATTTTAGAAATATGTTTGAAGACTTAATGGAAGTTATATATAAGGACGAAGAAGCATGAAAGATATGTTAAAGAATCTAGTAGGAGCGGTTGCACCTACAATAGGTACTGCTCTAGGCGGTCCAATGGGTGGTATGGCTGCAAACATGATAGCGGATGTGTTAGGAGTCCCTAATACACCAAAGGCTATTGAGAAAGCTATACAAGAAGCTACACCAGAACAAATGCTTGAACTTAAAAAAGCTGAACAAGAGTTTGAACTTCAAATGAAAGAACTCGATGTTGATGTATTTAAGTTAGAAGTAGGTGATACACAAGATGCTAGGAAGACGTTTAGTAAAGACTGGACAGCTAGAATAGTAGGTGTATCTGTAGTTGGTGGATTCATGGGTTATATATTTTTAGTAACCCTTCAACCTCCAGAGCAAAATTCAGAAGCCTTGATAAACCTAGTCTTAGGATATCTAGGTGGATTGGCATCAGCAGTGATTAGCTTTTACTTTGGAGCATCACATAAATCGGATTAATGAAACAGAAATTAAAAGACGTTATCGAGGACGGACGTTGGAATTGGTACGGACTCGCAGAAGAAGAAGAAGAATCGCAAGACGATAATTGTTACAAAGGATTGTTTTGGGATTTAGAAACCAAAGAATTCCTAAGATGGAATGAATTTAATAAGAAGGAGTGTAAATAAACTGAAAGCAGTGACCAGTAGTGTCTGCGTTGTATGTATAGTTTGTTGGGCATATGTA